GAAGTAATTGACAGGCTAGTAGCACTAACTAAACAAGTTAACGTTAACAGTACAAAAACAACCGAAATAAAAGCTATAACAACTATAGGGGGTGAGAATAAATGAAGATTAGCGAAATGACGTTAGAAGAGCTACAGGACTACGCTGTACAGCTTGAAAACGATAAGCAAGGGCTATCGGACCAATTAGCTAGTGAGCAAGCTAAGACGAGTGAATTACAAACCCTAAACACTACCCTACAAAAGCGTAACAATGAACTATTTTTGAAGGTAGAGCAACAACCAGTCATTCAAGATCATGACGGGACGGGTAAGGACGAAGAACCTACACTAAGCTGTGAAGACTTCGCAAATAAAAATTATAAGGAGTTAATTAGATAATGAGTTTAAGTATTGAAGTTTTGAATACTATCAGAAATAATGCTGACGCTGAATATCAAGACCGTGTACCAGTAGCGACTAAAAATAATATCGCTGAAATTGGTAGAACTTTTAGTGAATATAACTTAGTTTATAACCAATTCGCTGACGCTCTTATTCATAAAATTGGTAAGACAATTGTACAAACAGCATTATTTGAAAACAAATTAAAAAGATTTAAAAAAGGTTCAGTGCTAACTGGCCAAGATATTGAAGAAATTTTTGTAGAGCAATTTAGAAAGGCTGAAAATGCCTACAATCCACAAGGCGGTTTTGAAGAAGGCGGGATACACCCATTAAAACGTCGTGAGTACCAAGACGTAAAAGTGTACTACCATAGAATGAACCGTCAAGACATGTACACAATTACACTTTACAAAGATGATGTTATTCGTGCTTTTAGGTCCGAAGCTACTTTAACAACATTCATGACAGCTCAATTCAATAGTATGTATACTGGTGCTGAATTTGACGAGTATACACACATGAAGGAGCTTTTAGCTGAAGGTATTAAAAAGGGTGACTTCTACGATTACCAAGTTAGTGAAATTAAAGACAATGACACTGACGCTGGTATTCAAAGAGCTTGCAAACGCTTTGTACGTACCGTTAAGAAGGCTATTAATGACGTAGGCTATGTAAGTACTAACTACAACCCAGCAGGCGTTAAAACAAAAACTGATAAGTCTAACCTAGTGCTATTCATCAATAAAGACTTAGCACCACACTTAGACGTAGACTTATACGCTACTTTGTTTGGCCCTGAATATGCAAAATTAAATATTGAAATTGTAGAAGTAGACAACTTCGGTAATGACGCTACAGGTACATATGCTTTGTTAGTAGACCCTGACTGGTTCCAATGCTATGACGTTAAATTTGAAATGGATAGCATGAGAAATGGACAAGGCCTATACACAAACTACTTCCTACATGTATGGCAAATTTTGAGTTATAGCAAATTTAAAACTGCTATTCGTTTCGGAACTCAACCAGTAACAACTGAATAATGAGTAAACCAAGTGGGCAAGTCTACCTATGTAAAAACGCTATAGTAGACCGAAACTACGGACACACTATTGACTTCAAAAGCCCCAGTGAGCAATTAACTTACTGGGGTTCTTTGTTAAAATTTAGTGTAGAAAAAGAGCGTTACACTTACATAAGAAGACAGCGTCAAGAACTAGTAGTACCTTATAAATTAGATGATATACAGGACGTTAACTACTTGTATTTTAGAGCCAGTGAAGACAGTAAGTACTATTTTTGCTTTGTAGATGATAAACAGTATGTGTCAGATACAGCAAGCCGAATTTACTTTACTACTGACGTGCTACAAACTTACATGTTTGATTATAAAGTAAACGAAAGCTACGTAGTACAAGAACACTGTGACCGCTGGGACGCTAACCACAAACCGATCTACTCACGAACTGAAGAAAACTTAGACTATGGAAGTGAGTACACCATAGAAGCTGGCTACAAAGTAAAAGTGAATTTGCTTTATGGTCACCAAAACCACCCGCGCTGGTTCGTGGCAATATGTAAGCCACACCCTGAACAAGTAAAAGCGGGCTTAAATACTACTGAAACTGACGCGGTGGGCTTAGTGTCGCCTTATATCTATTACCTATTACCTGCATACAGTGGCTCTAGCGCTAGCTCAAAGTATTTTAAAGCTATCACTGAAGATGAAAAAGAAATAACCGTAGGCGGGCTAAAAACATTTTTAGACTATATGAGTACTAGTGAAATGGGTAACTTTGTTGTACAAATAGTTAAATTACCATATTTACCTATTAAGTACGCTTTTACTAGTGATAGTGTCTACAATTTTGCGGAAGCCAAAGTAGGTGGAGCTGTATATATCTCTAGCACTCAACTGGGCGACGATCAAAACTATTTACGTATTAGAGGTGCTGGGCGTATATTCACTAAGCTACTAGCTGAAATGGGGGTGTTTGAAGGTATAGAAAGTGCTTTGCCAAGTGCTGAGCAATGGGCCAAAGTAAAAGCTGACCCTTACAACGTCAAACGTGATAGACGCTTTGAAAGTAAACTGTTAACCCACCCATATAGATACAACCTACTTACTGACTGGAAAACTAGCCCTATTGTTGTAAAAAATGAGTATATCGGTGGTGATAAAATCAAACTGAATTACACCCAAGCAATTAGCTTTAATAGTCCAGCTAGGTACTGGATAGAAAACTACAAAAAAGATCCTGAAGGGCGCGGAAGCTCACTTAATCAGTTAGTACCTGAAGAAGCTCCTGTAATTAATGACGCTTACTATAGCTACATGTTAGAAAATAAAAATCAAATACAAGCTAATCAAACTAACGCTATTGTTAACAGTGTTACAAGTGTAGGTCAATCGCTTGTAGGCGGTGCTATTTTCGGTGGTGGAGCTGGTGCAATTAGCGGGGCTGTTAGCGGTGCTGTTAGTGGAGCTATTAACTATCAAAACATGATTAGGAGTGAAAATGCTAAGCAGCGCGATTTAAAAAATCTACCTGACACGATAGTTAATAGTAATGACTGCAACTTCAACTATTTTGATGATAACGAAGGCGTGAGCTTTTACCGTTACAAAATATGCTGTGAGTTTGAAGAGCTACTAGCTGACACTTTCGCCATGACTGGCTACACAGTAAAACGTGTGAAAGTACCTAACCTAAAAACACGTTTACGCTTTAACTATGTTAAAACAATAGGCGCGAATATAGTAGGCTCTTTCGATCAAAACGATTTAGCATTAATTAGAAGTATCTTTGACAATGGTATAACCTTCTGGCACTACAACAAAGACCACTTCAAAATGTATGACTACAGCTTAGAGAATATCGAAGTAAATTTAGTATAAAAGGAATAAGAACATGAAACAAAAAAGAGTTACAGCAACTGACATTGATAATATACTTACTGAACGCTTTTTATATAAACGTTTCCAACTTCTAGCCCTAAACATGTTTAAGTGGACGGGACTAGACGCCTTAGGCGTGGAAGAGCGCCATGTAGAAAACTGGCTATTTAGCGAAGGTAAGTGTTTAGTATTTAAAGATAAAATGAACGGGCTAATGTGCTTAAAATGTGACGGGCTAGGTACTAACGTACTAGACGACCCAACACACTACAGGGCTACAGGTTTTGGCTATAGCGAAGTATACAAGGCTGACGAATGTGTAGTAATTGAAAACAATAAATTACGCATGCCTACAGCTGACGCTATAGAGTATTTTACTAACCAGCTTTATGAAGTGGTTAGAACACGTGACACGAACATTAAAACGTTAAAATTACCGTTTGTACTAGCTTGTAATGACAAGAACGTACTAACTATGAAAAAGATCATGGAAGCTATCGACAATAACGAGCCATGTTTAACAGTTAACAAAGATATTGTTAATATTGATGATTTTGTCAAAGTCCTTCCTACTGGGGTAAAACCTTTAACAGCTGAATTAACAGACCAATACCATGACATTATGAACGAAGCGTTAACCTACTTAGGTATTAACAACGCTAACACTGACAAAAAAGAGCGTTTAATCACTTCGGAAGCTAACGCTAATAACCAGCTTATAGAGAGCTGTGCTGAAATGTTTTTAGAAGCTAGACAACGTGCATGTGAAGAAATTAACAAAATGTTTGGTACTAATATCAGCGTAGAACTAAGAAACAAAGGGGGCGAAGGTTATGAGATGGAATATGATGAAGAATATCCTACCGGACAACAACAGCCAAACAACGCTTGAGCTTCGCCACTTCCTTAATAATGGCGCTTGCCTTTTCGATACTGAGAATAAATACCCTATATGGTTAGAAAGCCACAGGGACGAGCTAAACGAAAAGATTATTAACCATTATTATATGCGTCAAATAGGCTTTGAAACTTTCGGACGCTTCCGTTATGAGCTTAATACACGTATGCGTGAGATCATGCCGTACTATGTAGAGCTATACAAAACAACTCAGTTTGATTATAACCCAATTGAAAACTATAACATGACTGAAGGGAGCGAAGAAGACGTAACCAGCAAAGGTACTACTGACGGAACAACATTAGAAAAAGTTAGCGATACTCCGCAAAATGAAGTAACTAACATAGACAATTACATGTCGTCAGCTAGTAAACATGAAGGCAAAAGCACTACTGAAGGTGAAAGCCGAAACAAACGCGACGCGTGGCGTAAAGGTAATATTGGTGTAATGAGTACACAAACCTTAATACAACAAGAGCGCGACATAATCATTAATATTGACATGATGATTATTGAAGAATTAAAAGATTTATTTTTAGGAGTATATTAATATGATAAAAGCAATTAGACATTATGCAATTCCGCCAAAGTGTCAAAATGACCCACCTGCTACATGCCCAGCTGTGGAAAATGCTATGGAACAAATAGACCTATCACACCTAGTACCTAAGTCATGGCTAGTACATTATGACGAACTAAAACTAACTGACGGTACAGTGTTACGTGATGACGTTACAGGGGCTTTTACTCCGCAAGGGGCTTGTAGTGACGGTAGGTATATCTATAGGGCTTTGGTACAAGACAACAACGCTAGCACTAAGCTACAAAAAATAGACATGTACTCAGGTCAAATACTTTTAGAAAAAGAAAACACTAGCTACACCCATGCTAACGATATGACCTACTGTAGTAAGGACGGCTACTTATACATAGTACACGCTAACGTAACTAGTATTTGTAGTAAAGTAGACCCTAACACACTAGAAGAAGTAGAACGTTTTGACATAGGCGGTGACACGTGGGGTATTAGCTATAACGCTCATGACAACGTGTTTATAGTAGGTGTAACTGGCTCCACTTATTTAAGTGTATATAGCTATGACTGGGTATTCATTTATAGATTAAAAATGCACAATAACTATTCTACTTTGGTTAAGCAGGGTATTTGGTGTAACCAGTTTTATATATTCGTAGGTCTAGACAATAGGTACGGAACTATTGAAGGTAACGAGTACGGCTCACGTGTGCTAGTTTATACCTGGACGGGTGATTTTATAAAATCAATTCATCTAGATATTAAGGAAATAGAGTGGTTACATGTACAATGTGACACGCTTAATGGTAACTTTGCAAGTCGTGGAACACTTTACATAGGTACATATGAAGGCAGGGACGAAAACGATATAAAATCGGGACGAATTATAACATTTAAATTTGACCTATACCCTAACCAAACCGCACCAGCTGGTAGAACTAGTGACATAAGCGGTGGTCTTAATCGTATACATAGATGTCAAGAAGGTACAAATGTAAAACTATACGAAGGTAACGCTGGTAACGGTACATTTAGCTTAAATTTACTACCAAATACCGACGTAGGCTCATTTAGGTGGTTAGTCTTCCATATTTATGGTAGCAACTATAAGGCTATTAAAATGCTAAGAACCGGTACAACTTACGTGTTACGTGAGCATAACCTAGGTAACGCTATTGATGACACTGATATTTACGTTAGGGAAATGTCACTAGAGCTACAACCTGACGAAAAGAGCTTTAAAATTGTGCATAATATGTGCCAAAGAATTAAATTTAACGAAGACGGCACCCACTATGTACATAAAGAAGTAGACAATTTTAACCTATACACGCCAATATATATTAGAGAAATATGGGGGATAGTATAATGAATTTAAAAGATAAAATAATGAAGTTTCAAGCCTTCGCGCTTACAAATATGACAGGCTTATACAATGAAGATAGCATGACAGCTCAACAGCTAAACATAGTTAATAATAACAAGATTAAAGAATGTTTAGAAGCTGTAGCTGATCTAACCGAAGCTATAGAAAATATGAAAGAAACTTTAAAAATTAATTACAGTGGTGACGCTGAAGAATTAGAGTTAACCATAGATCAAAAAGTAGCTGCTATTAAAACACAGGTAGACAGCTCATATGTATGCATATTTAATGAAGACGCTATGACTAACTTAGAACTAGCGGGCCATACAGCTAGAGCTGTTAACGAATGTTTAAAGGCTGTAAACATGCTAAGTGACTTAGTGTTAGAAGTTAACGAGATTATAACGTTAAATTACATAGCACCTGAAGAAATGTTAGTAGCAGGGGGTGACGAATAATGAACAAATGTATGTCATGTTATAAAGTACCAGTCAAACAAGAAGACGGTACAGTAAAAATGGAGTGCTTCGACATTAAAGACAAAACAGCGCGTGAAGGTCTTGAAGAAGTAACAACAAAAGTAAACGAAGTAATTAACACAGTGAACGCCCTAAGCGGTGTAGACGGTGGCCACTTAGCTACTGATGAAGATATTAACAAATTGCAAACACAAGTTACGGAGCTATCTACAGCTATATCTAATTTAGATAGTACATACGCTAAGGATGAAGCTGTTAACACTGAAGTTAATAGACTTGATAACAGAATAAACGGTGTAGACGGGGCTAAGGCTAATATTGACGCGTGGAACCTAAGCGCGGACCATATACAAGCATGGAGAACCAAGCTAGGAATTACTGAAGGCGGGGGCGGTGCTAGTGTTGTTAACGAAACTATTACCAGTGTAGCCGATTTATACACTAAACTAAAAACGGCTATTGAAAATAAAACTTATCACAAAGTTTATGTAAAAGCCTTAAGGGGGATTTATTGTGAAACAAATGGATTTACTTCTACTGGGGGCGCGCTCACATCAAGCGCGTTTGAGATTACAGCTTTTGTATCTAACAGCTTATGTGAAATTAGCGAAATAGAATATAAAAACACTCCTGAGAAAGATATAATACTATACTTTAACCGTGGTTATCTTGACTTAAAATATTACTCTTCAAATGATACATATGGAGCATATTTTGTGCCAGCTCCTGTATCTTGCAGTCCTGGTTATCTCCAATTTCGTACTAATAACAGCTTGGATATGTCATCATATTTTGAAAATAATAGTTTTGAGTTTACACTACAAACCATAGGGGGCTAACATATGGCAACTGAACAAGAGATTACAAGTTTTATTAACACACTAGGTAACTTAGCTGTAGCTGAAGCTAATAGAAGAATAGCTAACGGTGAAAAGTTTGTACTACCTTCCGTATGTATAGCCCAGTCCGCCCATGAGACTGGCTGGGGTAGTAGCTCCTTAATGGTTAAAGCTAACGCCTACTTTGGTATTAAAGCTGGTGGAAGTTGGACTGGTAAGGTATACAGGGCTGACACGTGGGAAGTAGCTGACGGTGAAGCATATAACACTACAGCTAATTTTAGAGCCTATGACAGCCTAGCTGACAGTGTAGCTGACTATTACGACTTAATCATTAAAAATGAACGTTATAGCAGGGCTTTAAGCTCATATCCTGACGGAATAAAAAGCGCCTATGACACGCTATACGAGATATGGGCGGGTGGTTATGCTACTGACGAACAATACGTACAAAACGTTAACGCTATTATAACTGGGCGCGATCTAACCCAGTGGGATAGTAAAGTGGACGGGGTGACCTTTGACCCTAACTACAGCTGGGAAGGTGGCACAGGTGGAACAACAGCTGACCCTAACGCTGGTACAGTTATTACATACGGTTTTGTTAAAATTGAAAACTTAGAGTTATAACTGCCAAAAAGTGTTAAATTAGATATAAAATTACACAAAATGGCATATAAAAAGAGCCTAGCGAATTTTGCTAAGCTCTTTTTGAATGGTGTCGGTAGTTTAAGACGACGACTTGCCGAGTGACCAACTCGATAGGCTAATGAATGCAACTAAGCATGTGTCCACATTTTCCTACTAGTCATACGTGACCTTTTAGTACCTTAATTATATTTTAGTAAAATAACATTAATTTGTCAACAAAATTTCGAAGAATTTCTGTTTTGTTGTTTGGTTGTTAAAATACAAGTCGCCACGCTCCAGCCAGACTTTAACGCGCTTCATAGTTGCGTTATTTTTCTTAAGTAGCACATGGGATGTGTCGCTGTCTTCCATTTCGTTAGGGTTAAGTACATATGTACGGTAATAGCCAAAGTTTGGCTCGTAGCTGTTATCTATATAAAAACATTGTTGTTTTATGTCTTGCCATAGTGAGAACTTTGAGCCGTCCAGTATGAACTGGTACAGCTTGTTATTAGCCGTAGCTGGGCGTTTAGCTATGAAGCTGTCACTATCACGTAAGAACCTGTTATACAAGTTGTACTGTCCATAGTCACGCTGGTTAATGGACTGGCCAAAACGTGTAGCTTTTTTCTTAGCTATAAAGTCTTCATTGAAATAGAACTCAATACACACTGATTTTACAGTGTCCTTTGTAAAGCGTCGGTTAAGGTCAGGAAACACGTTAAAATACGTAAAATGCGGGTTAACCACGCTTATAGCGTTACCGAAGGCTAGTACTACCGTTTCGTCACGTGAACGGTCTACAGTGTCGTAAAACTCTTCCAGTACTTGTGCTTCGTTCTTAAGATATGGCAAGCGCCCCTTGTCTATGATAAACTCGTCAAATATGATTGTTGTAACTAACGGGAACGGGTTAGACTTTAGCGAAGGGGTTTTTGTTAGGGCGATCATGTAGCCCGCAACTTCACCATTAATATACAGCTTGTCGCCCTTTTGCGTTAGCTCGTCCTTCGGGAACTTCCAGCGAATATCCGCGAAGTAGTCTTCTATAGCGTCTAACTCCGTCTGATAGCGACGTAAGTATATAAATTGCTTACCCTTCTTTTTGAAGCGTTTTATACCTAGCTCCTTGCCTGCAAATGATTTTCCGCCCCCACGATTTCCAATTACATAGTTAAAAATACACTTCTGACTAAGCAACGGGGCGGGTGAATAGTATATTGACATAGTATTACTCCTTATAAATAAAGAAGGCTTAAATTAATAACCCTTCGACACTTTAAAATATTTCTTCAATTTTTGCTCTATTATTTTCTACAGCTTGTGCTTCGATTGTTTCGTAGCCTTCTACAGCTGACACCCAAAGTGTAGGGTATTCTTTGTTTTTGTCTACATTCATGTTATCAATACCAATAACAGCGTAGCATGTTTGAGTAGGAAGGTCTTTTACTTCCTTTCTGAATTTACAGTCGATCAAGCGACCATTTTTAGTAACGGCTTTGTATGTATTGAATTTCTTTTTGCCGTCTGTTGTAGTTCTTTCTTGAACCACGATTTTAATTTTCTTTGTTTCCATATGTTTACTCCTTCGGGTGAAACAATACCCTTTAATTTATTTTTGCCTTTCGGCTGGTATGATAAGCAGGGAACGGGTTTATGAAAAATATTACTTTATAAAATAAAAATGGAAAAAGATTAAAAACTTTTATTAGGTGTAACCTGCTTATCACTGGTGGAGTGGGTGAGAGTCGAACTCACATTACATTTTACCCTGTAATTTTATCCACGACGAAGGTAAATTCGCCTTTAAATTACCACCCCATATAGACTAGCCACAGTGGGCTAGTTCTTTCTATTGTTTAAATAATTTTCCTTACGCTCCCAGCGTGCTGTTTTTTCTTCTCTAGCTTGGATAAGCCAGCGCCTGTAAAGGTCTATGTTTCTTTCGTTGTCTTCGTCCTTTATAGACTTCTCTAGCTTATTTATCCAGCTATCTAGTTGCTTTGCTGACATTTTCTCTAGTTGTGCCATAATTAAATCTCACCTTTAATAAAACACTGTATACTAAACCACTGGTGGCCAGCTCCGCCCATAGTGTCTTTCATACATAATAAAGTATCACCACTTTCTATGTGATAAATAATATCACCCGTAAACTCCCATGTAGTGAACTTACCTATAAATTTTGCACCCTTACTAAAACTCATAACCCCTTAACCTTCCTTTTTAATTTTAGAGATTATAACCTATATACAATATATTGTCAACTAATTTTTGTAAGTTTTTTAAAATTTTTTCAAATTATTTTCTAATCTCGAAATTTTGGGCTTCCAAGTCCACGCCACTAGGGTACTGTTTAGGCTTTAGTTTACAGTGGTAGTCCTTGTCTAGGCCCTTTTCTTCACATATAGCCCAAGCATTAAAGCCTACTTTGAAAGTATCCCAATTCATAAGCTCTTTAACTTCTTTCGTGGCTCCAGCGCATGTAACGTGGGCTTTGTCTTTGTTGTCTATTTCTATATACGTTTTACTTCTTAAGTACCTACCAGCTACAAAAGTGCCTTCTTGTTTCCATAGTCCTAAGCCCCCAGTTTTTAGCCAATCTACCTTATCGGCTAAGTCCTTAGGTATATCATCCATAGTACCTACAAAGTGGATGCTGTCAGTGTCACAGTACACAGCCTTACCCTTGAAGCTATTCCAAGCCGTTACAAGCATACGTCTAGCGTAAGCTGTAACGAAGCACGCGTACGGGATATAGTAGTGGCTAGGGTCATCAGGTTCTTTGTTAAAGTTGTGCTTTTCTCCGCTAAACTTGATCGGTAAGCCTTCGCCCAGCCATTCACTCATTTTAGACAGTAGCACGTACTTTGTACCATGTTTGCCGTAAGCACTATTCATTGTTATTTTTGCTTCTTGTCGCTCCATCGCTGCTTTAATATATTGCTCGTCAATTAAGTACTTTTCAGGGTCATTATTAAGGCTTTTCTTACGCTCATTCATTTTAGCTTCGGCTAGTTGCTTAGCACTGTAGTATTTGTCTATGAAGGTTTTACCGTCTTTAGCTCCAACTTGTTTGAACTCGTACCAGCTTAACCACTCATGTACTGTAAACTCATAATTTTCTAAGTATGTTTCATAGTCTATTTTAGTGAACCAAATAACATCATCATTGTAGTAGTCCATTTCGTCATACTCTTTATAGTCGGAGCTTTCTCGCAACCACTCACGCCCGTATTTGTTCTTCATTTGAATACATGGTAAATTCCATTCGTTCTTTAATCTAAAGCTAACCCTAGCACAAGCTACCCAGCTAGTGTCGGGGTGATCTACTGGCTTACCTTTCCTTTTGAAGAACCTTCCGAACGGTATAGGGAAGTTGCGAAGGCAATAAGGGTACATACTGTTAACGTCTAGTACAGTTATGTTACCTACTACGTCACGCTCTTTGTAGAATGGGTTAACGTAGCTAATACCACCCCTGTAGGCTTGCTTAAAGTCTTCCCATGTCTTGTAGTTTGGTATGTAGTATTCGAAGGCCTTTTCGAGCTTAATTTTGCCACGTTTTAGCTTGTCGCGTACTTCCTTAGGTGTAAACCTATAATATGCACCTTCCCAGTCTTCTAGGCCTGCTACACGCGGTATTTTGTATTGTTGTAACCCTTCATAGTGTGACTGGTATATATTTGTTTTATCATCTTCAGCTACACAGCACTGTTTGAAGAACTCGAAGGCCTTCGAAGCTCTCGTACGGTAGATAGTTCCGTACATTTCGAATTGAGTTCGTAACGCTTCAGCAAGCGTCAGACAGTCATATTTTAAATAGGTTAGCTCTTCTTCCGTAAGCTCATGGTCTACTGGACGTAATTTAGTATAGAACTCTTTAGGCTCTTCTATTTTCTTATACGTTTTACAATACTGCTGGCCCACTTCTTTAAGCGATTGCGGGAATAGTTTTAACGTATCCCATATATGTACAAAAGCTGGGGTAGTGGCTGTAGCTTTGATATTGTCTTTAACGATCATAACGCTAAACCATTGCCCCTGAGCTGTTATGTTATGGGTAAACTTCTTACTAAGGTCTTTTCCGTCCTTCCACGCTTCCATGAATAGCTTATTCGGAAGGTATTCGTAACCCCTTTTATATAGTGTCGGTAGTATGAAGTTACCGTCAAATTTTAAGTTGTGAAAGCCTATATCATATACGTAATTGTCATTTAAGATATAGTCTATAAAGCTATCAATATTAGTACCATAGTTAAAATCATATTTCATTATGTCAGTTATACCCCAAGCCCACACGTGGACGTCGGAGCCGTCGGCTAGCTTACATGTTTCAAAGTCAGCTGTACAGTGTTTGACATAATCGTACTTCATATTTTTGGCTATAGTGAACGGCAAATACTTGCGTTCCTGTTTGGTCTTTTCGGTCATAGGTGGACACTCCTATACTTTTATTAGTTAAAACGTTTTATAGCCCCAATACGGCTCATTACAACGTCGGTAAAATCTTCAGCATTCGTAACGTCTAAAAACTCGTCACTACTAAACTGGCTTATTTCTACATCTTCTGACGGGTCACCGTTAGCAAAGAAATTAGTTATTTGTTGTAAATTCAGACTGTCTAATTCTTTTATTATTTCCTTAGGAATTTGACCGCCTGGCATTGTTATGTTATAGTGGTCTTTGACTTCGTTAAGCGCTTTGATAATAGCGCTCTTATAATTTTCTTTTATTTGTTTAGGGTGAGCGTCAAACGTTCGCCCTTCTTTTCCCCATTTTTCCA